CATTATTGTCATGACGAATTATATAAATGGCTTGATACTAAACTCTTAAAAAAGAACATGAAGAAAAACATTATGTTCTTTAGAGATGAGAATGACATCAAGAATGGCAGATATAGTCTTGCAAAAATTCAAAATAATATTGGAGGACTTATGGCATACATAAAGGATAAGTTTCCAAAATGTATTATTCTTAATGATATGCCTTTAGACAAAGCTTTAGAAACTTTTAGAGGGAGGGATATATAATGGGTAGATATTATGATGGCGATATTCACGGCAAATTTTGGTTTGCAGTGCAGTCAAGTGATGATGCAGACTTCTTTGGGGTACAAGGAGAACCAAGGTTCTTAAGTTATTATTTTCATGAGGATCATAGAAAAGAGGTTCACAGAGGTATTCTTGAGTGTGATAGACACTTGGGCAAATATAGAAAACATCTTGATGACTTTTTTGAAAGTCATGAAGGCTACAATAACGAGAAACTTGCAAAGTATTTAGATGATAAAGAGAAACCTCATTGTCATTCAGAAGAGCAAGTGAGAGGTTATTTAGAGTGGTATGCAAGACTTCATCTTGGAAAAAAGATTTATGATTGCATACTTAAACAAGGCGATTGTAGTTTTGAGGCAGAATTATGATGCTCAAACACCTTGATTTATGTAGTGGTATTGGTGGCTTTGCCGTGGGTTTTTCCATGGCAAAGTTATCAAAGCCTATGGCTTTTTGTGATACCGAAAAGTTTTGTCAGAAAGTTCTTGCTAAAAACTTCCCAGGAATTCCAATCTTTGATGATGTAAAGGAGATCGCAGATGACCCAACAAGATTTATTTCAGAAAGACCAGATATCCTCACCTCTGGATATCCATGCCAACCCTTCTCGACAAGTGGCAAAAGGCTCGGCACAGAAGACCCTCGCCACATCTTTCCGTACTTGCATAAACTTATTGAACAAATCAGACCCACTTATTGTGTTTTCGAAAATGTTTATGGACACATCTCATTGGGACTTGACGAGGTATTGTTTGCAATGGAAAGCATCAACTACCACACGAGGACATTTGTTCTTCCGTCTAGTGCAATCGGAGCGAGACACAAACGAGAGAGATTATGGATTATCTGTAGAAACTTGGGCGACCCCGACAACTATGGATTCCCTTCCACCAAGAAGTGCAGAGGCGACAAAGAAAATGCAAGAGGGACACCGAAAGGGTCGCAAGAGACCGAGCAACTTGAGGGAACAAGTCGACCCCAAGACAATGGAAATGTATCCGACACCGACAACGAAAGGATTCGGTCATGCCTCGGAGGGTCAAACAATGATCTTCAGAAAGAAAGTGGAGAGAGGGGAACTCACGGAAGCAGAAGCACAAGCAATGATGAACGGAGTTACTTTGAGACCACCACGAATGGAAGAGTGGAAGTTTCCAACACCGAACTCGGGACTGAAGAAACACAGTTACAACGGGAACAATCAGTATTACGAGAAGAGACTGAAGGACGGCAGACAGATCGACCTAGCTCACAAAATCTATCAGATCGAGGGAGATGCAAGACTGAACTGCGATTGGACG